CGATCCCCCTGGGCCAACTGAATCTCTTTCTGCTCGATGGTCCACAGGTTCAACCCGCGGTTAGCCCAATCAAGAAACACTAAGTTGAGCGAGCGGCGTGCCGTCGTCAGCTGATACCCACTCGTGGGCCTCATGCCGCATCGCTCAAAAGCTTCTTCGATTAGCTCATCAATCGACAGATCAAAGTCAGTCGTGCCCGAAGTGGTCATTTAGCACATGCCGCCTTTTTTATAGGCCTTCATCTTCATGCCCTTCTTGACCATTCCGCCTTTGGCCATCTTGGTCGTACCGACCTTGACGGTTTCGTCGCCCTTCATCGAGTCGTAATTGTAGTCGACTTTAGGCGTTTCGCCGCTCATCACGCAGCCGCCACCACGAACCGCGGCACCCATTCCACGTCCAGCCATGATTATTTCCCCTTACCCAAGGCACGACCCTTGGTGTCTGCTGTAACACGCATCATGGCGCGGCCATAAACCGGAGCTTTTTTGGCCTCACCACCCTTTTTCATCTTTTTCTCTTCCATTTTTTCACCCATGGCGTATTGCATGGGAGAAATCTTTCCGGACTTAATGGCTTTAGCCTCTTTCAGCTCTTCGCCCTTAGTCTCTTTGCCCTTGAAGAGCTTCTTTAAATCAGCTTTAGCCATTTCAATGTCCTTTAATGTGAGGAGATTAGACGATCAATCTTCTCTTCCAGTTTGTTAAACCGAGCATCAATATGCTCCATGATTTTGGAGACTTCCGCCCTTGTAATCATGTCCCGAGCCATCTCTTCACGAGTCTTATTCAAAAGAATACTGAGGCGATTAATTTCCCCAAACTTCTCTCTCAAAACAAAACCCGTAATCCCAAATACAAGGGTAAGCCCTGCAGACCAAAGTTCTGGCAAGCCCATTATGTCTGCTTCCCACCATAGAAGAACAGCGTGACCGAAGTCACCCCGGCCCCACTAAACGTCACATGAATACCGTCTTCAAACAAAATGCCCATGTCACTAATGAGCATGTATTGAGAGCCAATGGCGGGAGCAGAAGTGAGAGTTAACCCCGTCGTTCCGCCTGATCCGCCACTTTTAAAAGTAAGCGTTGCAGCCGTAGCTGTAGATACAAAGTAAACACCAACCAAGCGGCTCCGACCACTAACAACTTGTGCTGTTGTCGTGGCCGAAGCCGAGTAAATATTACTATTACTCATGGCCCTATCCCTTAATCAAATCACAGGCCCCTAATTAAGCGGTACGTGTGAAAACGTATGCTGTGGCACTAGAGAACATGATGGTGAAACGGGCAAGGCCAGTAGCGCCAACCGGAATTGTCAAATCACCAAAGCTACCTGGGGTATCTGCAGCGGCACTTGACAGAATAGCGTTTGTGTTAACAGCAACAGTCACAGCGCCAGAAGCTGTGCTCGCAGTGTTGTCAATGTACAAGTCCAACACAGTGCCCTTGGTGGCTCCAAGAGCAGCACCAAGTGCCGTGCCAGTAGGCAAAGTAATGGTTACAGCGGTGGCTGAAGTTACTGTGATGTAGCCGGTCGCAACTTCTGCTGCAGAGGCTGTAGCCGACGCATTTATTGCGACGGTTGTGGGGTGGTTCTGCTTAGTAAAAACCAGGTTGGTGGTCGTCAAATCGGTTACGCTGGTAGTGGCACCGAAAGTAGCGTTAACAGTGACAGTGCCAGTACCGGGGGCTACAGTGATGGTCTGAAAGCCGTTTTGCGATCTAACTGGGCCGGAAAACGTAGTATTTGCCATTGTGCTCTCACATGCGAGTAAGCATATCTATCTGCATGACGTCAGCCGGGACTGTCAGATATGCCGGAAACCCCGGAATAGAATAACTATACACCGTATTTGGAAAAAGAAAAGGCCCCTTTCGGGGCCTTTTCCAGTTGCCGGTATTTAAGCCCCAGGAGAGCCGAAAATACCACGCCAGTCGCTGAAGCCGAAGCTATAACGCTCACGAGCTTTGTAGCGCACGTTACCAGTGTCAAAGTCGCCTTCGAAACCAGTGCGGATTGCAACGCGCTCGAACATCTTCATGCCGTTAGGAGCGTCAGTCTTAAGGAACCACGCATCAACGTCGGTCAAGAAGTGGTTGACGGTATAACCTTGCGGCACCATCCCCATGTTCTTGATTGCGTTGATGTCGTTGTCCGCCGTGCCAACACGAAGCGTGGACTTCATGATGCGGTCAGCGGTAAACATCAGCTCTTTTGGAATGATCAGCTTAAGACCCTGCATGGCGATCTTCAGGCCACGTTCGTCAGTGAACGCAGCGATGTCGATCAGGGCCTGCTCAAGCGAAGTCTCGCTCAAGTCGGCATCCACAGCCAAACGGTTGGAACCGTTAGGGCCGCCCAGCGTTGGGTGAGCCGTTGAACACAATGGCTGGCCGTCGCCACCAATCGAGGTCGTGAATGCACCGTTCAGAACAGCAGCACCTTTAATCTGCTTAGTCTGAGCCATGGAACGGGCCAGGGCTTTGGTGTAACGAGCCGAAAGACGGTCGTACAGGTTGTCTTCCACTGCCTCTTCAGTCAGAGAAAACGCCAGCGCAATCGTTTCGTGGGTGTAACGAGCAGTGAAGACTTCCTGCGCCTGGTCGTAGAACACGCCAGAGCCTTCAGTCTTAACCGGGGCCGTTGCAAAGCCCGAGAGCATCACTTCTTCTTCAAACGCACGATCCGAAGATTCGATGTCATAGATTTCGAGATGCTCGTTCTCGTAGTTCTTGTACTCAAGGCCAAAGAGGGCGTTTAGACCCGGCTCAAGCTCTTTCGTAAGTTGGGCACGTGAAATTGCCATGATTAAGCTCCAAGTCCAGCCACGCCAGCACTTCCGTACTGATGCGTGTTGATTTTAACCACCAGAATCTCATAAGCACCAAATTCGTTGTCGACGTTGTTGTACAACCCCACAACCTTCAATGCCAGAGTGCTGGTCTTCGCGACGTTAGCCGAGTCAATCGTCATGTTCGACACGCCGGTCGTCGTGCTGCCCGTTGTGCCAGTCGAGATTGGTGCATTGAAACCAATCTTGGTCTGATCAATCGCCGTGCTGACGGTCGACTGGATCAAGAACAACTGACTTGGGTCGTCAATCACGTCCGCCTGAATGATTCCTGCGGTAATGTTAACGCTGCCAGGGTAGTAGTTACGCCACACTTGCTTACCAGTTGTCGGGTCAATGTACGTACAGCCGTTGAACACGCCAACAGCCGACGAGTGACTTGCCGCAACAAACTTAACGATATAGCCGTCAAAGTTGGTGACTAGGTCACCCAAAAAGATTGCCCCGGACTGGTTATCAGCAATCTGATACCCGTACTGTTTCTGTGCTCCAGTAGCGGACAGGTTGCCCATAGGACGCAGACCAAAGGGCTTATTTACGTTAGCCATTTGTCAATTCCTTAAAAAAGATTATTCCCCGGATGGACCGGGGCTACCAAAAGTAACCCGAGACTGACGATCAGGACTTTGAATCCGCATGCTGTTATGAGCATTACTCTTCAAAAGCTCATTGTCAATCGCTTGAACCTGATCAATGGCTCGACGGTGGTAATACGCCTGTCGCTCATCAACTGTTTCCAAAGGAATACGGGCTAACAGAAGACCTCCCACACTGATAATTCCAGCGTGTCGGCCATCTTCCACTGTGGGAACAGGAAAGTCTGGATACTCGTCCGAACGGACAAGTTCATAACCTTCACGGACTTTCGCGGCAACATTCATACGGTCTTCTTGACCGCCGGCATATGCCCGAATCCATCTGTGTTTGTATCCCGGAGGAGCAGGAGGCGCATCAAGTCGTGATGGTGGTGCCCAAGGTTTCCGGCGTGCAGCCTTCTCACGGGTATCCGCGGAACGCGCTTCACGATTAACGGGTGTAGTTACCTTGTCCATGATCAATCCTTGACGTATTTGGCATATTCCTCAATCGGAACGCCGAGTTTTTTCGCAATTGCCACCTGACTTGCAGTCAGCTTAACAATGCGGCGTGCATTATTTACCCCGGAAGACCGGGTTGCAGGTGCCACCGTTTGCACGGTTCTAGTGGTCCTGTCTTTATTAAATCGACCAGGAAAGGACGATTTAAGCCTACGATCCAGCTCATCATAATACTCATCCGAGCTTCCGTCAAACCCCTCAACCTCAATTAGTTGACGGTGAATGCCCCAAGCGGCAGATGTAAGCACGGTATCTCGCCCATACCACGAGTTTCTGTCTACCCAATTAGCCGCTTTTTCATCCACAACAGGACGAGCTTGCTGAACAACAGGTTGTGGCCGTTGTTGCTGTTGCACCAACTGCTCTTGGTAAACCTGACGCTGCGCATTCGCTTCAGCAATTTGCCGCTGCTCATGAATCAGCGAAGTTAACCGAGTACTGGCTTCAATCTCAGTTTGAATGTCGCCCTCTTCACGGGCCTTGCCAATAATTTGCTTTAGCGCAACAAGCTGAGTTTCCACTCGGCCACTTGCCTCATGCAAACGCTCTTCATCCGTGCGAACAACCGTGCGCTCTAGCTGCTGCAGTTTTGCCTGCATTCCCTGCGCCAGTTGGATTGCCGCCTGCTCACGGCGCTCCGTCTCACGCAAGCGAGCAGTCATCTTGTCAATGCGTTTCTTGACATTACTGCTGTAATCATCAAGCTCATTCGCATTGCTTTCCGAAACAACGGAAGCCGACGTGTCTTGCCCCTCGTTTTCCGTAACGGCAACCGACATAGGCTGCTCGTCCTCTCCGACGTTGTAATCTAACTCTTGCTCAGACATTGTCTACTCCTTACATGTGCAAAATGTCATCGGGGTCTGCAATCACACCCAGAACTTCATCGTCGTTAATAAACCGAATCTCGCCACCATCAATAGGAATGCGAGCCCCAGCATAACGACCAAAAATAATCCACTCACCCTCCACGCACCACGGTCCGGTAGGGAATTTGGTTTCGTCTGAGTAAGCCAGGCTGCCCATCTTTAGGACATACCCACACACGGTATTCAAAACCGTGCGTTTTTGTGTTTCTTCCGCAAGGACAATACCGCCTTTCGTTTTCTCTGCACCCCGGTATGGGAGGATCGCGATCCTCCACCCCGTTGGTTCAGGGATGCGATCCATCACAGATGGCGGAATCTTGTCCGGGTCAAAAACCCCGTCGACATATGCATCATCCAACACGGGCTCTGAAGCTTCAGCTTGCCATTTGCGCTCTAACGCAGTAACAGGCTCATCCATACGACCTCCTTTAGGTTAAAAATCACGATCTTTGCGGTTAAGCAATGCCTTAACCACGTCTTCGACGAGATTCAAACCTTCCAGACGGCCCATCATAAAGCGATAGCGTTCCATGTCGGAAATGCCACCACTCAAAATGATTGCCTCAGAGTCCGCTTTAAGCTTTCTGATTTCTTTCAGCACAGCTTCTGTAAATTCAAGCATGGAAACCCCATGAAAAGCAGACGGAATGAGCCCCGTCTGTAGGCTTGTGTCAATCAGTATATACCAACAGGATCATTCCCGTCGCGCTTTTTAATCACTTTTGCAGGCCCATTTTTGCCTTTTTTTAGCACTTTTTTAGGCGCATTACTTGGATTATTGGCCCCAGCTTTGCTATAAGCGATTGCAGAAGCTTGTTTTACAGCCGCTGCAGTGCTTTTTGGCGTGCTTGTGCCAATTTTTCCCTTTTCTTTGAAGGAACCCACCATCTCACCAATGTTCGCACTAATGGTTTTTTGACTTTTACCCGATTTAAGAGGCATTTTGTGGCCCTTGCTTTTGATTTGTAGTGATGTGCGTCCGCTCCCGAGCAATCCCGCCCCGATACTGAGCAATATTCTCCTGTGAACGCATCCTTTCTTGCGCAACTTGCGCATTCTGCTGCATTTTCTGCTGATCCAACTGCAACGACTGCGCTTCCAACGCCAATTTCTGTTGGTCATTCTGCGCACGCTGCTCCAACTCTTGCTTTTTAAGCTCAATCAACGGATCAGGCTGTTCGCCTCCACCATTAAATTGATCCTGCAGATCTCTCAGGTCTTTCATGTACTGTGCAATCTTCAGCGCAACCATCCCTTCCTTCTGAATAGCCGAAACCATCCGATCAGGATCGTTGCCATACGCCTGGAACAGCTCCGCTTCCACGGTTTCCTCCGCTTTCAAGCGAATGTGCTCCATGACGTGTTGCTGCAACGCAACTGCCGCTGCAACATTGGCCTGCAAAGTCGACGACAGGCTAAACATCAAGTGCGCAGCAATGTGCGCATCATGCTGTTGCCCCGCAAACGCCTTGACCTTCATGGTATCCATGATGTGCGCATTCTCTGTCGCCGGATCTTTCGGGAACTGCGCATTTTGAGGCTTCAGCAACCCAGAAATGTCCCGCACATTCAACGCCGCATACACCCGATAATAGGCTTCGTACATGTCGTGCATCTGCGGAGCACTCTGCGCTAACTGCAGTTGCGTTTGCGCCAGAGTGATTCTCTGCGTGGTCGAAAAAATGTTGGGGTCAGATACCGGAAGGACCGCAACCAAGCTATTAAAGTCCTTGCGCTTGATCGACCGACTGGCTCCAGGGACGTCATAAGGGTAATTGTCCGGTAAATAGTCAGCAAAACCCTCCGCCAGAAGCTCAAACTCCATCGCCTGCGCATAATGCAACCGCTTATGGATCGCACTCATCACCATGGAGCCGCGCTCCAGCAGCGCCATCGTCGTTCCTACCTGCGCATTCTGGTTTCCATCCCCAACCATCATGTCCGCAGTACTGGCCAACCGCTTTCCAGCGTCAACCAAGAACCCCAACAACTGAAACAGCGTCTGACTCGGCTCCTTGTACGGCAACGGCAACAAAGAAGCCTGCAACTCCGCACCACCCGCGTCCATATCCCGCCATTCACCCGGCTGAATCGGATTATCACTGTCCGCGATCCGTGCTCCCTTAGCCTTGAACCCCGCAGGCAAGTTCGCCAACGTCCCCGCATCCAACAACTGACGCAAAGCCGACGTCGCACCCTTCGACAAACTACCAATCAGATGAACAAAACCCAAGCCATACGCACCAAGGCCTTCCACAAGCACGTAATGGACAAAATAATTGCGCCTACGGTTTAAATCGTCACCCTCTTTCCAGTTCCGACGCACACCGACCACTTGCAACGAGTCTTCCGAGAACGTCACGACATACGGAAGCTTGATTTTTGTCGGTTCCCCGTCCTCATCCTTGTCCTCAAACCCCGGAATGTCCAGATTTACCTGCATTTCCAGCAAAAAAATCTCTTCCGCATCATCCGTTG